AACCAATATACTGCGAATAGTACCACAAATGAATTTATAGTTTATGAGTAATATACACGTTTTAGAATTAAGTTCTTATACAACGCCAGTAATTCAAGAGTCGAAAAGAGACGCTTGGGTTGAGTTTGGCGAGGATAATAATTACTTTCAGTTTATTATTGATAGGTACGTTAATTCGACAACTAATAGCTCGGTAATAAACAACGTTAATAGATTAATTTACGGTCGTGGATTAAGTGCATTAGATGCAAGTAAAAAGCCAAATGAGTACGCTCAAATGATGGCTTTATTTCATGCTGATTGTATTCGTAAAATAGTACTGGATAGAAAAATGTTCGGACAGTTTGCAATGCAAATACACTACGATAAGACGCATGAAAAGATTTTAAAAGCTTATCATATACCAGTTAATTTATTACGTGCTGAAAAGTGCAATAAAGACGGTGAAATAGAAGGTTATTATTATTCAGATAATTGGTTGGACGTAAAAAAATACGCTCCTAAAAGAATACCCGCTTTCGGATATTCAAACGAACAAATAGAAATACTTTATTCAAAGCCGTACGCGGTTGGTATGAAATATTACGCTTTGCCTGATTATCAGGGTGGGTTACCTTATGCAAAGTTAGAAGAAGAAATTGCTGATTACCTAATTAACGAAGTTCAAAACGGTTTTTCGGGAACTAAAGTAGTAAACTTTAATAACGGCGTACCTACTGAAGAACAACAAAGTATAATTAAAAGCAAGGTATTAAGCCAGTTAACGGGTTCGAGAGGACAAAAAGTTATTGTAGCTTTTAATAATAACCAAGAAAGCAAAACAACGGTAGACGATTTACCGTTAAACGATGCGCCTGAACATTACACTTACTTAAGTGAGGAGTGCGTAAAGAAAATTATGTTAGCGCATAACGTTACTTCGCCGCTTCTTTTCGGTTTAGGTTCTGCAAATGGTTTTAGTTCAAACGCCGATGAATTAAAAAACGCTTCTATTTTGTTTGACAATATGGTTATTAAACCTATTCAAGACCAAATAATAGATGCCTTTGATAAAATTTTAGCCTTTAACAGTGTTTCTTTGAAGTTATTCTTTAAAACGTTACAACCTTTGGAGTTTGTAGATTTAGAAAACGCACAAAACGAAGAACAAGTTGCTGAAGAAACGGGAACTGAATTAAGCAAAATAAACACGGAATTAGAAGAAATATTAAACGAAGTTGATGCGAACCAATTAGGCGAAGGCTGGGTAATGGTAGACGAACGAGAGGCTTCAGAAAATGACGAAGAATTAGATTCGCAATTAATTAAAGCTGAATTAGATTTAGAGCCTAAAACAACGCTTTTAAGCCGCTTAATTAACCTTGTTCAAACTGGTAACCCGCAACCCGATAAAAAGAGCGCACAAGATAAAAAAGTAGGAGATTTAAAATACTTTAAAGTTCGTTATAAATACACGGGAAATAAAGCACCCGACCGTGACTTTTGTAAAGCAATGATGTCAAAAGAAAATAGGTTGTTTAGAAAAGAAGATATTGATGCAATGAGTAGAAGGGCGGTTAATCCTGGTTTTGGCGAAGGCGGTGCAAATACGTACGATATATTTCGTTTTAAAGGCGGTCCACGATGTCACCACAAATTTTCAAGGGTAACTTATATGTTAGATTTAAACGCTATTGAAAAAGGTTATTCTGAAATAGGAACAAGAGCAGCAGAAATTAAAGGATATAAAGTAACGAACCCTTACGAAGTTTCAATATACCCTAATAATTTGCCTTTAAAAGGGTTTAGCCCGCGAAATAATAATTTACCTTCAGACGTAATATAAAATGGCAGAAGCACTACTCATAACAAGACAAGATATCGTTAAGTTCACTGCAATGAACGGTAACGTAGATAGTGACAATTTTCTACAGTACATCAAAATTTCGCAAGACATTCACATACAAAATTACTTGGGTACTGATTTACTTGAAAAATTAAAGTCCGAAATTATTTTAGCGGCTTCAGGAATACCGACAGCAATTACAATAAGCAACCAAGGAACGGGATATACTACGGGAACTGCTATAAATACAACAAGCGCAACGGGAACGGGTCTAAAATTAAATATTACGGCGGCTGGTGGTTTAATTACGGCAGCTACAATTAACACGGCTGGTACGGGTTACACGGTAGGAAATACGGCAACAGTGACGGGCGGCACAAATGGAGCGGTTACAATAAGTTCAATTTACACAATACCAACTGATTACAATAATCTTTTAGTTACGTATGTAAAGCCTATGCTAATTCACTGGGCAATGGTTGAATATTTACCATTTGCAGCTTATACAATAGCGAACAAAGGGGTGTACAAACACAATTCGGAAAACGCTACGAACGTTGAAAAGGTAGAAATTGATTTCTTAATAGAAAAAGAGCGTTCTATTGCACAACACTATACTGAAAGATTTATTGATTATATATCATTTAACAACGATTTATTTCCTGAATATAATAGTAATTCAAACGGGGATATGTACCCCGACACAAACAATAATTATACTGGCTGGTATTTATGAAGAACTACAAACCAAAAGACGAAAACATAAAGAAATTATTAACCTATTTAAGTAAGCAAAATGGCAAACGTAAAGATAAGTCAATTAACGGCAAAGGGAAGTAATATAGTTGCTACCGATCGTTTTGCAATTGCACAAGACGATGGAGGTGGTACGTTTTCAAGTAAGTACGTAACGGGCGCTCAAGTATTCAATAAGACAATGGTTACTTATACGGCTTCGCTAACCAACTTAACTTTATCGGACGCTAATAAAATTATAAAAACGGATCGTGGTACGGCAAATGATTTACGTATTCCGTTAAATTCAAGCCATGCGTTTCCGATAGGTACGGAAATGATTGTGTATCAACATGGCGCTGGACAAACAACTATCGCTGGAACTGCTGGAGTTACCTTACATTCAACAGGCGGTAAAACTAAAACAACGGGACAATATTCGGTTGCAACGTTAATAAAGGTAGGTACCGATGAATGGGTTTTATTTGGAGATATAACAACTTAAACAAAGACGAATGGCAAATACAAACGGTTGGGGTGACGGAGCAGCTAACAACGCAATAGGTTGGGGACAAGGTGCAAACAATGCCATCGGCTGGGGTGACATTCACGCTGATAGCTGGGCGGGTTTAACTGATATTGTAGGTGTTACAACAGACCCAGACGCTCAAGCATTCATAACAGCGGCTGCAATAACAGACCCTACTCAACAAGCTGCTATTAATACTTTGGTAGTTGATTTGAAAGGGTATTCACTTTGGACTAAGATGAAGGCTTTGTATCCAATGGTTGGTGGTACGGCTGCTCAACATAAATTCAACCTTAAAGACCCAAGGGACTTAGATGCTGCATTTAGACTTGTGTTTAATGGAGGTTGGACTCATTCAAGTAATGGAGCTTTGCCTAATGGCACAAATGCTTATGCTGATACAAAGTTAATTGCACAAAATGTTCTTAGTTTAAATTCAACAAGTATAGGTGTTTATTCAAGAAGTAATACAGATATATTGGCTCCTTCAATAGCAAATATAACAGGGGGTCAAGCTAATGAAACATCATTATTTTTTAGAGCGTCTAATACAACATTTTTAAGAGTTAATGGACCTAATTCAGCTACAACAACAACAACTGATTCAAGAGGTTTATTTATAGCTAATAGAAATAATGGAACTCAAATAAATTTACAAGTTAGAGGAACCCAAACAACTTATGCAAATATTCCTAATTCATTAAGTAATTTACCTTTTTTATTAGGCGGTTATAATGGTAGTTCTTTATTTGATAATAAACAACAAGCTTATGCTTTCATTGGAGATGGTTTAACAAGTCAAAATATGACTGATATGAACACAGCCGTACAAGCATTCCAAACAACTTTAGGACGTCAAGTATGAAACTAACAGATTTAACAACAGAACAAAAGTTAACCTATGTAGGGTTACTTACAGAATTACAAAAAAACGAATTAGTAGGTCAATGGTATGCACCTGATTCTTACTTTAATCCTATTCAGGACTTGAATGATAACTGGATTATTTCAGTAGAGGAAATGGAGCAGTGTGTTAATCCTAATTATCTTTGGGTTAAAGACCTTGAGTTAATACCATACGAACCAAAACCAACACCCCCACCTTTTGAAAATTAATTATGAAAATGATACCTATTACACAATTTATTGAAGTGATAAAAAAACAAGGCGCTATCGGAGTTTTAGCGTTATGGTTAGCTTATACGCATTTTGAAGTACAAGACGTTAAAGACCGTTTATACAACTGTTTAGATAAAAACGAATATTACAACAGAAAACCTATTGAAGAGAAACAACCGACTTTACCAAGTGTAAAAAATGATACGGTTGCCGTACTTGAAAATAAAAACCGTAAATTAGCGAAAAAATAATTTATGACAAACGTAAAGAATTACACGGATAAACAACTTTTAGACAAGGCAAAGAGTTTACCTACGTTTAAATTTATTCCAGCTGGTATATGGCTTTTATTTGTACGTTCAAACGAAGATGCTAATAATGTTTTTGACGATAAAGTGTATATCTTTAAAAGCGAAGCCTTTCAGTTTGTTACTTCATGCACAACAAACAAAGGAAACAAGGGAACGGCTGTAATGGAGTTTGATCGTTGGAATTATGACTCACACGCTTACGGACTTCACAGAGGCAAAATGGAGGCACTTAGACAAATAAAAGGTGTTCCATATCGTAGAGACTTTACAAACGACCTTAAAACGAATCCCACTA